CGGCAATTTAACAGGAACCTACACCGTCTACGGATTGGCTAAATAATGGCAAATAATAAGATAACAATTACGGACGCTACGACTGGCGAAACCATCGAACGTCTTATGACGAACGAAGAGCAAGCCGAACGCGACGCAGTTCTCGCCGAAGCAGAGGCTCAACAGGCAGCCGAAAATGCGCAAGCTAATAAAGCAGCCGAAGATCGCGCAACGGCAGAAGCTAAGCTAGCGGCTTTAGGTTTAACTTCCGACGATCTCAGAGCTTTAGGTCTATGAAGTACCCAGTCGGAACAGCTGCGGCAGTCGTAGAAGTTGCACTGGCGGAAGTCGGTACAGTCGAAGAAGGCGATAATCTTACGAAGTACGGAAAGTTCACTAAGGCCGACGGTCTTCCATGGTGCGGATCTTTCGTTAATTGGTGCTTCCATGAAGCGGGCGTAAAACTTCCATCGATGGTCTCTACAGCTGCGGGAGCGCATAAGCTAAAAGAAGTTAGCCGCTGGGTAGATTCAGAGCCTAAGATCGGCGATCTTGCATTTATGGACTTTCCGCATGATGGCGTCGACCGTATCTCGCACATCGGAATCGTCGTCGGAGTTAAGGCGAAGACAGTTATCACCATCGAAGGTAACACTTCGGGAACTGGCGATCAACGCAACGGCGGCATGGTCATGATTAAAGAGCGGGCATTCGGGAGCGGTAAAGAAATCGTAGGCTTCGGACGACCTAAGTTCGTCGCCTATGCTGGCGATTATCCGATCGTCGAAGTACCTACTCAATCGGCAGCGAAGCCGAAGATCAAGGAGAAGAAAGATGGAAAGCTTAAAAGCGTTACTCGCAAGCTGGGCGCGTAGCTTCGCAGCTGCGTCTCTAGCTGTTTACTTGGCGGGTGTGACAGATCCTAAGGCGATTCTTACAGCTGGCGCGGCCGCTGTTCTACCTGTAGTTCTACGATGGTTAAATCCTAAAGATGCAGCTTTCGGGTTACAGGGGAAGTGACTCGGAGACTAATAGCGGGAAGTCTGGCCTTAGTCCTTTCGGCTGGGCTTTCCGCTTGCGGTTATCAGGGATGGGTTCGCTATGAGTGCCAAGAGTTCGAGAACTGGTCAAAGCCAGAATGTCAAGAGCCACAGTGCGTCCCTACTGGAACATGCACTAGCGACATCCTTGGAGAAGAAGCTCCACCGCCCAGCGCGACGCCGTAGTCCAGAAGAGATTCACGCGCAGCTTATTCTCATCATTGGATCGACTTTAGCCGCTGTCTTCTTAATCGTAACTCTGGGCATTACTTATGCGCTTATCTTCGTTACACAGCCGATCGGTAATCAAGCTCCAAACGATGCAGCATTTATCGATCTACTAAAGACTCTGGCGATCTTCCTAACTGGATCACTTGGCGGAGTTCTTGCGGGTAACGGATTAAAGTCCAAGCCGAAAACACCAATCGACACGCCGACAGATAAGCGGGAATCTTGACCTAGACCCGTTCTTGCTTCACTCTTTACATAGGGAGCGCGAATGTCGCTTTCAGTATCGGGAGCAAGTAATGAACGAATTATCGATTATCGTAATGATGTTAATAGCTGGGATCTTATGGGCAGCTATGAGCTACTCAGTAGGTTATAAAGAAGGCCAGCGCGAAGGCTTTAAGCGCGGTCGAGCTGTATCTCGTCAGGCAGCTAAGGAAGTGCGCTAATGAGCTTCTTAGACAATTACGAAGATGTCGCAGCCAGAATCGCCCGTCTATGGGCTACACACCCTACAGCTAGAGTCCAGACGAACATTGTGGATTTTAACGCCGAGAAGGGTTATGTCCTTATCCAAGCCCAGATCTTTCGCGAGTACGAGGATCTACAGCCATCGGCTACCGATTACGCGTTCGGTAATGTCGCGACTTATAACATCAACATGAAGAAGTTCTTCGTCGAGGACACTGTTACATCGGCTATCGGAAGAGCTATCGGTCTACTACTTGGAGCAGATAAGCGTCCTACTCGTCAGGACATGGAGAAAGTCGAGACCATTAGCACTAAGGTCGCGAACTCAACGGCCGACGATTACGATCCATGGACACAGAAGTTCGGCGAAGTGCCAAGTTATAAGACGGCAGAAGAAGCCGAACAGAGCGGCATTCCTAGCCTTGGATCATCAATGGACGAGATCGCTAAGCAGCTGGGTAAAGAGTTACTTCCAGAAGCTCCGTATTGCAGCCATGGACATCGAATCTTTAAGACTGGCGAAGCTAAGACGGGTAAAGCTTGGGGCGGTTGGTTCTGCGTCGAGAAGACCAAGGCGACACAGTGTTCGCCGCTGTGGTATGTCTTAGCCAGCGATGGCAAGTGGAAGCCACAGGTCTAAAGATGAGCGACTTCGATTTAAAAAAGATTTACACATCGCCAGACGGACACATCTACAGTTTTAGCGGTTACGGTGGAGTCGAGAATTGTTCGGACTGTGACGACTTTACGCAAGTAAACGAATACGATAGAGATGACGGTCTAGTCGTCTTCTTCTGTAATAAGTGCGAAGATCGGTTACATCTATGAGCAACTACATAGAAATTCTTAATCCGCAAACGATGACAGCCAGACTTTACGAGAATGGCGAAGTAATCGCCGAGTACCCGATCGAAAAGTGCGACGGCTGCGAGAAGCTCGTAAAGTTTGATAAATTCGGTTTTACCAAGGGACAAGCTAGAGAAAAGTTAATCTGGCTCTGCGGTGACTGTAGATGAAGGTTAAACCGACGATCGAAGACAAGGTCTTAGCTCATACAGTAGCTCTAGAACGAATCGCCCAGATCCAAGGTCACGCAGACGCTTCGAGTAGATACGACAGAGAACTCGGCTTCCATGATTATGTCGCGCAAGTGGCCGAATCAATCGTGGCCGAGATCTTGGTCGCTCGCTACCTAGGCTTTATGGACTTCGATCCAAGGTCTTCACAATTTAAGAAGACGGCAGATGTCGGAAGCTTTATCGAAGTAAAGTGGACGCGTTACGATTCTGGTCAGCTCATCATCTACGAGAATGATCGCCAGAGCGATGTCGCCGTTCTAGTCGTAGGCACTAGCCCGAATTACAGGTTAGCGGGCTGGATACCCGTAGCCATGGCCAAGCGTCCACGATACAAACACGCTAAGCAGCCTACTTGGTGGGTTACGCAACAGAATCTACAGCCGATCGAGAATCTTAAAGGGAGTAACTATGGACAAGCTGCGCTATAAGTGCCGAGTCTGCAAGAAGGACACAGAACAGTTAATTCGTGTAATTACAGATAATCTTCCAGAGAATGTAAAGACGATCCAGTGCTGCGTCTGCTCGACTATGACGGTGGCACTAATTGGAGAAGCTAATGGCGACCTATGAATACAGGTGCGAAGTGTGCAGTAAAGAGTTAGAAGTCCAGCGTCCCATCGAGGACACACTGGCCAGAGATCCTTACTGTCCTAATTGCACTGTACCTATGAAGCGGGTTTACTCGCTTGGTGGAGTCGTGTTTAAGGGTAATGGCTGGGGCGGTAAACCATGAAGTTATCCACAGAAGTTATCAACAGGCTGTGGGAATCGCCCAAGAGTACGCTCGTTACACTGTTAAACTTGACAGTCTCGGTACGCTGTTATCGCTTAAAGCGAGCCGCTGTGGCGGATAGCTCGCTAAGGCGAATGCAGCTATCGGCCAAGCTCTATGCTCTTACGGCTCTGCTATTAACAGTAAGCATTCCAGAAGCAACAGCTAAGAACTATTCCATAGATCATCTAAAGCTCTACTCTCATAGTCGAATCATTAACTATAAAGAGTTCCAATGCTTTAACAAGATCATCACTAAGGAATCTCGCTGGAACTATTTAGCGAAGAACGGTTCGCACTTCGGTTTAGGCCAGATGAGATCTAAGCATTACAGAGATCTCGATCCATTCAGACAGATAGACGCTACTCTTAAATACATTACGAATCGTTATGGTAGTAACTGTAAAGCGTGGGCATTCCATCAAGAGAGGAACTATTACTAATGACTCTACACTCACAGCGTAAGAGCAACTCGACACAGTGGAAGAAGCTTCGTATTCGTATCCTTAACAGGGACGGGTGGATCTGCTTCTGGTGTGGAATGGAAGCCAATACATGCGACCATGTGATCCCAGTAGCTAGAGGCGGATCAGATGATCCAGATAACCTAGTAGCTGCGTGTAAACGATGTAACTTCTCACGCCAAGATAGACTTCCAGAAGAGATGGACATGATTAAAACTAAGAAGGCTGGTCTTTTTTTAGATGGGAGTTCCACCGCCACTCTCTCCCGCGGTCTTCTTTCACCACCAAAC